CCGTCAACTCCAACTTCTTTTAAAAAAGCAGTAAATATTGGCCCGTTATTTTCTCTATTTAATAGTGCCTGTGCAGTCTTAGAAAGAAACCAACAGACAAAATAAACTCTATGAAAATCATTAGATTCTGAAGGTGTAGTATTTAATGATTTTTTTAAAAACTTATTAAATGTTGAGTCAAGATTATTTATATTTTTTCTAATTAAATTCTCTAAAAAGCTAATTATTTTTGTCAATTCAGATCTAGGCATATCTCTTTGCAAAGCGAATTCATTAAACTCACTAACTTCTGATGCTTTCTTTATATTATCCCAAAAAACCCAGCATGAATCCGCATCGATTTTTAAACCGCTTTTAACTGCATCAGTTTTACCAGTTAATAGATTTTTTATTTCTTTGTTTAAAAATGATTGAAAGCTTACGAAAACTGTTTTAAACACTTTACTGTTAAAATCTTGTCCAGACTTTTTTGTATAATATCCTGTTGCAATTAAATGAGCAAAAGATCTTACAACTCTGTCTATATCATTTTCTACAGATAGATCATCATATCTTGTTGATTTTTTATTGTATGCTCTATTTGATAAGATTTCTTTGTAGTTACTTGATCCATCTTTATTTATAACTACAGTATTTGGACTATCTACTTTGTATAATAAAAAATAAGGTCTATTTATTGCAAATCCAGCACCTTTTACAGTAATTGATCTCATTAATTCTCTTAAGTTTTCATGATTCAAAGGATAAGAGTAGTTGCCATGAGGCGTTTCGTAAGCAGCATTTGGATTAATGCTAAAGTGAGGTACTTCCTTGTTCCCTTGATCGTTTTCATAAGAATTTGTAAAGCTTATACATGTTTTATCACCTAAGTTTTTCATTAATATTCTTAAAATTTCTTTAGGATCTTCAATATGCGTCATGTCTTTTTTTAATTTAGGAGATAATTCATGTTGAAGATCAGCTGTAATTTCTGATCCTGAAAATGGTATTGTTGCCTCAACTAAATATTGTCTTATATAATTTATAAGTAATTTGCTCATTGTACAATATTGTTCTTTCTAATACGTGTATATTTTTATAATTTATTTTATTATTAATTATATCAAAAAGGAGGTAAATGTGATTCAATTAGGTTACGCTTGTATTAATATGGAACTTAGAGAAAAAGGTATATTTAATTCTCGCACAATGAGAAAAAAAACCTTTTTAGAAAAAGGCTTACCATATGCTTCTTCTCTTGTTCTACAAAATGTAAAAGACATGCTTCCTATATTTAACTGGAATTATAAAAATAATGTTAAAGTATTTCGCATATCGTCTGAACTTACACCATGGGCTTCTGAATATGAATTGGAAGATTTACCGGACTACGAAGAAATTTGTAGGTACCTTAAAATGGCCGGTGATTATTCTAAAGTAACTGGTCTTCGATTGTCATTTCACCCAGGACAATTTAATTGCTTGGCATCAGAAAAAGACTATGTTATAGAAAACTGTATCAAAGACTTAAATATTCATGGAAAGATATTTGACTTAATGGGCATGTCAAGAGATCATAATGCTAAAATCAACATACACTTAGGTTCAACGTGTGGAAACAATCTTTCACTTGCTGCAGATAATTTTAATAGGAATTTTCAAAGATTGTCAGATAGTGCTAAATCAAGGCTTACTGTAGAAAACGATGATAAAGCTTCAATGTTTTCGTCTAAGTTTTTATACGAAAACGTCTATAAAATATCAGGTACACCTATTGTTTTTGACTCTCATCATTTCGAACTTGGCCCTCAAGATTCAAGTTATGACGAAGCGTTTCATATGGCATATGAAACTTGGGGTGATGTTGTTCCTACATGTCATCATTCAAATGGCAAAAAAGAACACGAGGATTCTTCTATAAGATCAGCAGCTGCACATTCAAATTTTTACTATAAACCTTTTAATAATTGTGGTAAAAGAGTAGACGTTATGCTTGAAGCTAAAATGAAAGAAAAAGCACTTAAGAAATATATAGAAGATTTTGTAGAACTGTAGCTTATACATTTTATTTTTAAGTTCTACAATGTAATTTTATATACAGGATATAATATAATGATAACAATTTTAGATAAAGAGGCACTTAGCTTTGATGACTTGATACTCATGCCTCTATACTCTGACATCAAGTCTCGAAAAGAAATAAATACTTCAGTAACATTAAAAAACTCTGATGGATCTGAACTTAAATTTCAAACACCAATAATTAGTTCTCCAATGTCTACAATAACTGAAGCTTATATGTGTAATGCAATTAATAGCTGTGGAGGATTAGGTATTATTCATAGATACAATACAATAGATCATCAAGCAAAACTTCTATCTTACGTTAATTCAGACATTTACAAGGCAGCTGCTGTTGGTGCTAGTGGTGATTATAAAGAAAGATTAGATAGATTAGTTGAAACAGGACTAAAAATTGTATGCATTGATGTAGCACATGGTGATCATATCCTTGTTAAAGAAGCAGTTGAGCACATTAAACAATATCATCCACATTTATTTATTATTGCAGGTAATATTGCAGGAGCTGGTGCATACCAAAGATTGTCTGAATGGGGTGTGGATGCTATTAGAACTAGTGTGGGGAGTGGATCAATCTGCACAACACGTATTCAGACAGGTCATGGCATGCCAACTTTAAATGCACTAATTCAATGTACTGAAAGAAGAGAAGAGCTTAAAAAATTAGGAAAACCCACAGCATATATTATTGCTGATGGTGGTATTAAAAATACGGGTGATATTGTTAAATGTTTAGCAATAGGTGCTGATCTGGTTATGCTTGGGTCAATGTTAAGTGGTACAAGAGAAACGCCTGGTAAAGTTATTATTGACAAAGAAACTGGAAAAAAAGTTAAAAGATATAATGGTATGGCATCAAAAGCAGCACAAAAAGCATGGAAAGGAAGTTATTCTTCGATTGAAGGTGTGACTTCTTATGTACAATACAAGGGAACTGTCAATAAAGTAATAACAGAGATAACCTCGAACATTAGAAGTGGTATGTCATATAGCAGTGCAAGATGCTTAAGTGAACTAAGAAGTAATGCACTATTCATGAGGCAAACAATTAACTCTCACACAGAAGGTTTGCCACACATTTATAACAGAAAGTAGAAATAATGCCAAGTAAATTAGTAATAGGTCTCCAACATGGAGACGAAGGTAAAGGAAGAATTGTAGACGACTTATGCCAAAATTGGGCAGAATTAGTAGTAAGATTCCAAGGCGGTGGAAATGCTGGGCATACTGTTTATGATAGTGAAGGAAAAAAACATGTGACACATATTTTACCGGTAGGCATTTTAACTGAAGGTGTCACTAGTTATATAGCAAAGGGTTGTGTTTTAAATCCTATTGATCTTGCTAAAGAAATAAAAGAGTTTAATGTTACGCCAGATAAATTAAAAATTAGTGGCTTGACACCTATTATTGAACCAACACATATTTGGTTAGATAAATTAAAATATCAGGGTAAGATAGGTACTACTGCCAAAGGAATTGGTCCAGCATACTCTTCTTTTTATGCTCGAGATTCAATTCTTTTCAAGGATTTTGTAAATAACTTTGATGCTTCTTACTTAAAAATTATAGAGAATATTGAAAATTTTCTAAACAACAATAAAGAAATTAAGCACGAAGATGAATTCTATTTTGAATTGTTAGATGATTATACAGTTAAGACTAGAGAATTGTTAGAATGTATTGATATAGTAAAACCATTTCTGTCAGATAATGAAAGCTTTATTCAAGATAGCTATGCAAAAAATATAAACATTCTTTTAGAAGGTGCACAAGGTTGGGGATTAAATGTAATGTCAGATGAATATCCAAACGTTACTTCATCTATGCCAACAATAGGAGGCGCAATTAACTCAACTGGACTTAGTCATAAACAAATAGATGAAGTAATCGGTGTTTCTAAAATTTACAAAACAAAAGTAGGAAAAGGCAACTTCCCAAGTTTGTGTAACAATGACAGTGAAAAGATATTAGCAGAAATAGGCAAAGAATACGGTGCAACTACAGGTAGAAGAAGGAAATGTGGTTGGCTAGATATGAATGAACTCAAGCAAGCATGCATGGAAAATGGTGTAGATCATATTGTTATTACAAAAACTGATGTTTTTGCTCACTTAAAAGAACAAAACATCTATCTTTGTGACGATATCAGGCCAATTATGAGAATTAATGAACCTAGCACAAAAGATCCTTCTTTTGTTTCTTTATTAGAATTTATTAAAGAAGAAACAAGTATAAAGACAATTTCGTTTACAACAGGCCCAAATAGAGGTGAGATCATATGGGGATAAATAATGATACCTAGATATAAAGTAAAAGAAGTCCATGATATATGGTCAACAGATAATAAATTAAACACATGGTTAAAAGTAGAACTAGCCCATCTTGACTCATTAGCAAGTAGTATTACACATAAAACTATCACGCAAGAAGAGTTAGATACAATTAAGAGTCATGTTAAAGTTGATAAGCAAAGATGGAAAGAAATAGAGGAAACAACAAGGCATGATGTGCAAGCATTTGTCCAGATGTTAGAAGAAAATATTCCTGACAATAGTGGGAGATGGATACATTATGGATTAACATCTTCAGATATTTTAGACACATCTTTAGTTTTAATGTGTAGAGAATCATTGCAGATTATTGTTGACTATACTTCAGGAACTTGCTATCATTTAACTAAATTAATGAAGCAAGAGTCTGCTAATACTGAAATACTTGCAAGAACACATGGCAAGGCTGCAGAAGTTCAAACTTATTATAATGTTTATAAAAGATGGATTGTTGCCTTAAGAAGAGGATTGGACTCTTTAGTAGAAGCAAAGAAGAAGTTAAACTTTGGTAAAATGTCTGGACCTGTTGGAAATCATACTACAAACTCAGTATCAATAGAATCTACTGCTTTAAGATCTCTAGGTCTTTATCCGACAACATGCTCACAAATAATCCCAAGAGATATGTTTTTAGATTATTTTTATGCAATATTGAAAGTTATGCTAGCTGTAGAAAAAATTGCATATGATATTAGAATATACTCTATGGATGGGATCAATGAAATGTCTGAACCTTTCAGGAAGGGACAAAAAGGTAGCTCTGCTATGCCTCATAAAAAAAATCCTATCTTGACTGAAAACATTTGTGGTTTGTCTCGTCTTTATAAAAGTTATATGCACACAGCAATAGAAAATTGTCAAACTCTATTAGAAAGAGATATAAGTCATTCTTGTTCTGAGAGAATTATATTTAAGGATGCAGCACATATTGCTTGTTATACTCTAAGCAAGTTAACATATATTTTTAAAGACATGAATATCAATACAGACTTTGCACAAAAAAATGTAGATTCATTTAAAAATAAAGTATCTTCACAAAGTAATATGAATGAGTTAATAAATCAAGGTATCTCTCGAACAGATGCACATAATATTGCACAGCAAGAAGATATTTAATAAAATAACAAAGGGATTATTTTATGAGAAGTAAAATTGATGAAAGAGCTATAGCTAGAAAGTTTTTAACTAACATGAACGAAAGCATGATTGGAATGATGCCACTCGGCATGCAAGATTCTAGCTGCGAAGATGACGATATGTATAGCATGCATAGCGAAGAATATAGCGAAGCACACGGAGAATTAAAAACAGATCAATATGGCGTTGTTCCTAAAGATGAGTTATACAGTCACTTTGATTTAAACAGTGATGGAACTGTAACCCCAGAAGAATATGCTGAACATATAGACTTTCATTGTGCACATCCTGAAACTTTGGATCACTATAGAACACATAGAAGTCAATCATGTGAAACAGTTCCTTGTCAATCATCTTATGATTCTGTGTCACAACACTTTATGGGGAAGCCTGATTCTTTAATGACATTTGTTCAAGATACTTGTGACGAAACAGGATCAACATGTCATACCTCTACAATGCAAGGAATGTTTGACGTTTTAAAGTCTTTAAAGGATGCAGGTATTATTTAGTATTTGCGTGCAAAATTAAAACTGCATTATTATTATAAATAATATAATAATTTAATATAATACTTTGATATACAAAGGAGAAAAATTATGTTAAAAATAGGTCAAAAAGCTACACATTTTATGCAGTCACACAAGGTCGGAACAATTGTGCAAATTATAACAGAAAACGCACACAACTATATGACAATTGGTGGAACAACGCAAAGTGATGTTTTTGTAGTTATCAAGTACAGTGAAAACGATATCCAAAAATTTAAATCAGGAGACGTGATAAGAATTTATGATTAAAGAAATACTAATTTGCTATTCTCTTACTAACATGAATGGTGTAGTAAATCAAGAAAACATTTGTAACAATGTTGAGTCTCTTCATAAAATTACTAAAGAATACAATATTAAGCCAGAATTATACGTTTCGGTTTTATGGGTTGAAAGTAATTTTAAAACAAATATAAAAAGCTACACAGGAAGAGCATGTGGTATTTCACAAGTAATACCAAAATACACTGAACCAAAGTATACATGTAAAGAATTAAACTCGGATCATGTTGTTGCTATGGAACAAGGTGCTAGAATTTACTCGCTTTTTAGACCTTATGCAAAAGGTAATGATAAAATTAATCTTTGCGCATATAATCAAGGATACAGATGTAAAGGTGAAAAAGGTCCTAAATATGTTGAAAGCGGTATGGGTTATGCAGAAAAAGTTAAAAAATTTCAAAGAAGGTTGAAGAGACAACTAAGAAAAGATAAGAAAAAGATTAACAGCTTTAAAAAAGTTATTTGGCGTGCATATAGTGACTTTAAAGGACTATTATAATTTCACAATAGGAGGTGAACAATGTCAAAACAATATAAAGCAGGATTTAATTTTTTAAAATTATTTCTCAATAAAAAGTATGGCGTAAAAGTTGTACAAATATCTGGTGCAGAAGACGCTTGGTACCCTGCAATTAAGAAGATTATAATTAACAATGACTTGCAATGGAGAGAAAGGCTTCTTGCTTTAATCCACGAAAGTGGACATGTTCAAATAGACTTAGAAGCAAGTACTGTAAAAAACATGAAATGTACTGGTACTTTTTCTGATTATACTGATTCAAATAATATTAAATCTAAAAAGCATCTTGTGAATGTTTTGAATGAAGAACTCATGGCTTGGAATTTAGGAAAAAATCTAGCTGTAAATCTTAATATACAATTTGATAATCATAGACTAGAAGAAATAACTACAAGATGTATCATGTCATACGTAAAATACGGATTAAAAAAAGTTTACGGTAAAAAGATTAATGTTGAAGTGATCGATCCTCGTACTTAATTCGCGTGTACAATATATTTATAATTATTATAATATTGTTGAAAGGATAATCAACATGACGTATCGCAAGCAAGACATGGATGCTTTAAAAAAGCAACTCAAGAAAGACCCAAGTTTTAATGCAAGAACTAAATCAAAAAGAAAAGTAGTTAAAAAAGAGTTTAAGAAAAACTTTGAATCTAAAAAAACAGTCATAAAGTGGAACTATAAAGTTAATGACATTGTAGGATGTCCTTATTTGAGTGGGGATCCAATCGGACTAATAGTTTCTGATACTACTTATTTTGGTAGAAAAGTAGAGACAAACACGTTCTTTGTTCTTGTCGGCTGTAAAGTAGTTCAGATGAGTGGACAACATATTAAAAAACTATGAGCGTGCAATTAGTTTTTACTTAAAATATAATATTAAAGAATTAAACATTTAAAAATTAAAAAAGGATTTATTTTATGAAGCTTAACGTTAAAAACGACAAAATTGTTTTTGGAACCAATATCCTTGATGTTAGAATTCCAGATCAACTTCGAAAAAGAAACAAATGTGGTGTCCCGTTTATTGATGATGCTTTTGGTGGAGAAGGTTTTACACCTTCAACTATTTCTTTATTTACTGGTGAGCCAGGAGCAGGTAAAACTACTCTCATGCTTACACTTGCTGATGCTTTAACTGCTCAAGGTTATGTTTGTTTGTTTAATACGGCAGAAGAAAGTTTATATCAAGTAAAACTTACATGTGAACGTCTTGATATTCGAAGCGGCTTTGTTGCAGGACAAGAAACATATGTCCCTCGTTTGCTTTCACAATGTTCAGCACTAAGAGCTAAATTTCCTAATCGTCCTTTCTTTCTAATTGTTGATTCATTGCAAACTCTTAATGATGGTAAATACGGTGAAGATCATACAAACGGTCAATCAGCAGTTAGAGCATTACAGTTATTAACAGATTATGCAAAAGAGCATTACGTAAACGTTATTTGTATTGGACAAGTTAATAAAAGCGGAAACATGGCTGGTTCTCAAAAGCTTAAACATATGGTTGATGCCATGCTTCATCTTTCAATCGAAAAGAAAGATGAAGATTTCAAAGGATTACGTGTTCTAGAAACTGTAAAAAATCGTTTTGGTGGTGCAGGCTGGACTTTCTTTATGGATTTAAAACAAAACGGCTTTGAAGAAGTTGCTAGAATTGGAGCTAGATAATAATGGTTAAAGCTATCCTGATCTTTATGTTAGGATCAACATTCGCTTTTTTACAAAACAATATGCAATTTATTGTTCCTGAATGGAAAGATAAATCTTTGCTTATAGCACTAGTATTTGCTGTACCTACAAGCTTGTGTTATATACATTCATATGGATTCTTTGTAAATCAATATGCTTCAGCATGGTCTGGCAAGTTTATACTATTTGGTATATCTTATATGTTGTCACCACTTTTAATTTTTACTTTTCTAGGTGAGTCTCCGTTTAATCTTAAAACAATGTTGTGTATGTTATTGAGTATTGTTATTGTGACAATCCAAGTTAAACTATAAGCGTGCATTTTGTTTCTTTTTATATTATAATAAATCATAATTTACAATCAATCAATTTTTTAAAAGGAATATTAAAATATGAATATTTCAAGTTTTATTTCAATTGCTTCTAAACTTCCTCCTCATATTGCTATTCTCATGAGAGGTTCTACTGGTATCGGTAAATCTGCAATTACAGCACAAATTTCTCAAAACATTGAATTACCTCTTATTGACGTTCGTGGTTCAACTATGACTGAAGGTGACGTTGGTGGATATCCTGACGTTGAAGGTATGAAAAATAAAAAGGTTATGACTTTCTGTATGCCAAGTTGGTTTATCCGTGCTTGTGAAGAGCCGGTTGTCCTGTTTCTTGATGAATTAAATCGTTCTTTACCTGCTGTACAGCAAGCTTTCTTTCAAATTGTTCTTGATCGATGCTTAGGTAATGATGAGTTTGGTAATTCATATCAACTCCATCCTGAAACACGTATCTTTGCAGCTGTTAATCATGGTAGTGAATATGATGTCAATGAAATGGATCCAGCCTTGTTAAGACGTTTTTGGACTGTTGATATTCATCCTTCACCTGAAGACTGGTTTGCTTGGGCAAAGAAAAATAATGTTGATCCTTTAATCATTGAGTTTTTAACTACAAGAACATTACATCTTTCACCTGAGCCGAGCAGTTTTGAACCAGGTTCTGTTTTTCCTACACCTGCTAGTTGGACTCGATTTGATGAAAGCTTAAAATTTGCAGGTATTGATTTGCTAAAATCAGGTAAAAAAGGTGAAGGAAAAGCTTTAATTTTTAATCTTGCTAGTGGCTTTATTGGTAATCCAACAGCAATAGAGTTTTCTGACTTTATTGAAAAGTATGAAGTTAATATTACACCAGAAGATATTTTAAATCGCTTTGATGATGTTAAAGAAAAAGTTGAGCAAATGTCTAATGATCGATTAAATCTTCTTATTGAAAGATTAGCAGAGTATGGTAAGACAAACGATTGGGATGTTACTCAAGGTGAAAATGCATCTAAACTCGGTAGAATGATTTCTGAAGAAATGCTATTACACATGTGGAATAAAGTTACAGAAACTAAAAACATTAAAACAATTCAGAATTTCCATAAGTTTATCGGGAATTACCTTGTTGAAGTAGTTAATAATAGTAAAAATCTAAGTTAAATTAATGTGTGTAAAATTATAAATTAAATTATATAATAAACTCATAAGGACCTATTATCAACTTTAATTTAAAAGGACTTACAATGAAAGATACAACAAGTAATGATCTGCCTGTAGCAGACGCAGAAGTATCTCAAGAAAAACTAGACAACTTTAAACTATCAAATCATTTAGTTGAATTATTATGGAACGAACCTTTTTACAGTTCTATTCTTAGAAACTTATCTAAAGTAGAAACAGATCAAATTCCAACTGCAGGTGTTCTTGCAAAAGACGGTAATATTACAATGTGGTGGAATAGAAGATTTCTTGCTGGTTTAAAACCTAGACAAGTTAGAGGTCTATTAAAACATGAATGTTTACATTTAGTATATCAACATACTACTGAAAGACGTAAAACTCCTCATATTATATGGAATTATGCAACAGACTTAGCTATTAATAGCACAATTCCTTATGAAGAGCTTCCTGAAGGTGGATTAGTTCCTGGTTATAAACTTCCGCCCTTATCAAAAGAAGTTGTAAACAAAATGACATCAAAGCAACTAAAAATGCATAAGAAGCTAAGTGAATTAATCTTTAACTTGCCTCCAGATAAAACATCAGAGTTTTACTTTGAAAAGCTGCAAGAAGACAAAGATCTTGCTGAAGAACTTGAAAACGGTGGTGAATGCCCTATTACTGGTATGGGCTTTGATGACCATGAAGGATGGGATGAATTATCTGATGCAGAAAGAGAAATGGTTTCTCAAAAAATTAAAGAAGCATTAAAAGGTGCAGTAAATGAAGCTAATTGTAAAGGATGGGGATCTGTTTCTGCTCAGCGTGCTTCTGAATTAAATAAAATGATTTCAAGAACTATTAACTGGAAAGATATATTACAGACTTTCTGTGGTTTTGCAAGACGTGATGAAAGACAATCTTCAAATAAACGTTTAAATAGAAAGTATCCTTTTATTCATCCTGGTAGCAAGAAATTATATAAGCCGAGAATTGCTGTGTATGTTGATGAAAGTGGTTCAATGGCAGACCAATATCTAGAAATTTTTTATTCTGAACTTGAAAACCTAAGTAAAAGAACAGACTTCTATCTTTATAAATTTGATGCTGAAGTTAATGATAAAGAAGGATTCTTGTGGAAGAAAGGTAAACGCATGAATATTTCTAGATCAATGTGTGGAGGCACAAGCTTTCATGCTGTAACAAAACATGCATTAAAGAATAAGAAAAAATTTGATGGTTATATCATCTTTACAGATGGTGAAGCTGATAAACCAAAACCTTCAGTAGGACTTAAAAGAGCATGGCTTTTATATCCTGGCGTTAGTCTTGCATTTAATAAAGACAAAGCTGATACCCTAATCTCCATGAAAAACTAAGGCAACATAAAATGTTATATCACTTCAAAGGTGAAACTTTTAAACTAGAAAACAAATCTGAAAATATTAAACTATATCACAAAGCTGTTAATAAATGGTCCAGTGGTTGGACATACGTTGGCACTTTTAACACAGAAGATAAAGCACAAGCTGCTGCAAGACAATACACACTTTAAATAAAACTATACTTAAAAAGGAAAAATAACATGGCACAATTAAAACGATATCAATTAACTTTACGTAACCACGGACTTCGAGATTATGACGTTGAAAAGGTCAAATATGTTTTTGAGTCTTCATCACCTAGAGACGCAATTCGTAGAGTAAGTAAAGTATATTCTCTATGTGAAAGAAATAATGTTCGAATCTCTTACTATGCTAAACAATTCTTAGAAGCGTTAGCAATTTCTGCAGAAACTGACTTACACGAAGTTAAGTAATATTAAGCGTGTATTTTGTTTGTTTTTATTTTATTATATAATATAATTTGCTCCAACTAAAACAAAAGGATATAACATGGATTTAAATATTGTATATGACTTTATCAAAGAAATGAATTCTTCCACATCATCTAATGATAAGATTGATTTAATTAGATTTGCAAAACCTGAAGTTAGAAAAGTTTTGTTCTATACATACAACACATTTCAGCAATACAATATTACACCTAAGGTATTAGACAAAAGACCAGATCTTTGCAACAAGCATACTAAATTTGCTTCTGTTTTTGAATTACTAGATTCTTTGAATAATAGGATGATTACAGGACATAAAGCAGTAGAGGAAACAAACGGATATTTGTTTAACAATCCAGAATCAAAGTCTCTATTATATTTAATGCTCGAAAGAAATCTTAAAGTTAGAGCTTCTGTTAAACTTATTAACAAGGCTTTACCAAAGTTTATTCCTGAGTTTAATGTAGCTTTAGCTAACAAGTATGATGAAAAAACAAAAAAGAAAGTCGACTTACAGAAAGATGTTTGGTATGTATCAAGAAAACTTGACGGTGTTCGTTGCCTTATCGTGGTTAACGAAAAAGGAAAAGCAAAATCATTCTCAAGAGCAGGAAAACAATTTCATACACTATCCTTGGTAGAAAAAGAAATTGAAAGTTTAGGTATTAAAAACGTAGTTTTTGACGGTGAAATGTGTATTGTAAATGAAAATGGTGACGAAGATTTTCAAAATGTAATGAAAGAAATAGGTCGCAAGGATCATACAATACAGACGGGATTATTTCAAGTATTCGACTTCATTCCGTTAGAAGTTTTTAATAATGGAATATCTACTGAAAGCTTGTTTTCTTGTAGACTTAATGCTTTGAAAGTTCTTTTATCTTATCATAAAGATCTAAGGTACATTAAAATTCTAAATCAATTTCCTTTTTTTAGTTTTGATGAGCTAGAAAGATATATACAAAAAGCATCTGATAAAAACTGGGAAGGAGTAATGATTAGAAAAGACGAACAATATAAAGGTAAAAGATCACATGATATCTTAAAAGTTAAAACATTCCATGATGCTGAATACAAAGTAAAAGAAATCATAACAGGCCCATTTAGATATGTCAAAGAATGCATTGAAGTTGAAGAGGAAATGCTAAGTGCTGTATTGATTGAGCATAAAGGACATGATGTTAGGGTTGGTTCTGGATTCACAATAGACCAACGAAAACATTTGTTTTTAAAACCTGAAGACATTTTAGATAAAATTATCACAGTTCAGTATTTTGAAGAATCGCAGAATCAAGAAGGTGGTTTTTCGTTAAGATTTCCAACAATTAAAGTTATCCACGGTGAAGAAAGAAAAATGTAAAATATAGGGCTTGATACAATGAATAATGAGATTGTTGTATTACCCATATGAATTATTAGAAAAACTAAACTTATAAATAAAAAAGGATAAATCATGAAAACTCTTTTAATAGAAACGCTACTTGTATTTATTACATTCATTTTAGTCGGCATCTTATATACCCTTGATAATGCTAAAGTAGATATACATTCAGCACCACCAAAAGTTCAATCATATATTAATAAAAACTGTGAAGGTCAAAAGGATTTTATCAATAGCGGTAACATTAAATTATTTGTTAAAATGTCGAAACAAGGAGCTTTTTGTTCTTTACTATTTGCAAGATTCCCAACAGAGTTTATTGAAAGCAGTTCAGAAGTTAAATAAAAAAAGTAAGTCAATTGTATAAGAGACGTAAAATTAAATAACTAATTAAACCTGCTTTTTGCAGGTTTTTTTATGCCTGCAAAAAGATATATATAATTAAATCAATATCTGTATATAAAATTAAAAAAATAACAATAGTTTTGACGAAACTAGAGGCAAGCATGGCAAAGAACAGCAAGGCAAGTAAAAGTAATAAAAAAAAATATACCTTAAAAGAAGTATATAAAAGTCTTTTAGTAGAGGCAATAATTACTCCTGCAGAGTTTCTAGAAAGAATAGTAAATATTGTAGAAAAAAAACCTAAAATTAGTGGGAAATACGGACCAATTATTAAAAAATTACTCGAAAAAACAAAAGAAACAAAATTACTTGCTTTTAAAAGTAAAGAAAACAAAAGGGATAGAAAACTTGCAGAATTTGAGATTATTAAAAGTCTTCAAGCTATAAAAGGTATAGACGGTAATCCAATTAATCTAAAAAGAATGAGACCTCTTTATGACAGTCTCGCAAAATATTTAGAAACAAGTGTTGATGCAAACATTGACGATTGTTTAAAGTCAGCTGATTATTATATGAAAGAGTTTTATGTCAGTGCAGATAAAGAAGACGTTGACTTAATTACAAAAGGTAAGTTTAATTTTGCAACAGTTTTTAAAAGAACTAATTTTTATCAGTCTGTAGATGAATATAAATCTCAGCTTTCTGGGATGGATACATCAGGTGCAGAATACTTTGATGTATATGAAAGTCCAGATAAAAAAATAAAAATTGTATATCCTCTCTCGTCTTATGCTTTTAATCTTTATATTAAAAATAACAACTCAGGTCAGACTTTAACATGGTGCACTCAAAGTGAGTCTACATGGTTTAGTTATAACAAAAAACAATATGTAATGATAATGACAGTTGATTCTGACAATAAAGAAGAAAGATTAATAAGTCTTAAGGTAAGTAAAGAAGGCACAATTGATAAATACGAAACGTGTGACGCTGACAATCAACATATGAATGATAGGCTTGATAGCTTATTAAGTCTAAATCTTGTAAATAGTGTAAAATCAGCTACGCAATCTTTAAATGAAAAAATTAAAACAAGCGAAATAACACTAGTTGACAAGAGAGACGAAAGCAAAGAAGTCATTAAAGGTTTAGTAGAATTAAATAGATACTCAGACATTATTGATATTTTAAATTATTCGATTGTTGACTATGCTGAAGGTATTGAAGGTCTTGAAGGTGAACATAATTTTGAAATTGTAATAAATACTTTAAATTCTGAAGCACGTGCTAACACACAAAAAAAAGAAAGTATATTAAATGCCTATACAGATTTTTTAACATCTTCTTATATAGATAACAATATTGATTTAAGATTAGACAGTTATCTGCAGTTTTTTGAAACTAAATCGGCTATGGATTTATTTTATAAAAGATTAATAGAGAAATCTTTAAATCATAGATCACATGAAAAATACTTTATAACTTTAATAGATGATATAAGTAGTGAGAACCAATATATCAAAACAGTTAATATTGAAGATCATGCTGCTTTTTTTGGTGATCCTAAAGAAGTATTAGAAAATTGTCTTTTAAATTCTCTAAATACAAATAATATTCTATTTTTCAAAAGAATAATCAAATCTTCTCTGGAAATCGAGTACATCAAAAAAAATATACTGACTGAAAACTTTAATGGTATATTAAAAACAAAAGGGTTTTCAAGACTTGTTGATGCTAGAAAAGAAAATATTATCAATACAGAAAATGAAGAAGATAAATCAGAATTATACTTGCAAGAAACAATTTTTCAAGAACAAAACAAAGAAATAGTTTCTCAAATACTACAGGAAAAACAAATAGATATTAAAAATACTGACATGCGTAATTTTATTTGTTTAATTGAAAGATTTAATAAAACACGTGACGAAAAACATTTAACAAAAGAAAATATTGATCGACATCTAATTTCTCAAAATAGAGAAGATTATAATAACGCTATTGAAAAAATAACTTCTGATTTAAGTTTTTTTAATAACATGTTTAGTCTTTCAAAACAAGATGATTTCGATATTGAAATTTTTAAATTATTTATTAACGCAAAAGATTCTCAAAATTTAATTAACTATAATGAAAGAAGTTACATTATATTTGATCATATAATAAATCAGAGAAGCGAAAATGAACTATATCGTGCTATTTCAAGTTCTAATCCTGATCGCATACTTGACTTAATTGAAATTGTCATGCAAAATTTTAAAAAGTCGAAAGAAGAAGTATCAATAAAGCTAGCCAATACTATGTTAAAAGGATTGAAGATTTTAATACCTGTCATATTACGAAATCAAAAAGTTAGTGAAAGATATACGTCGAATGAAGAAAACTTTAAACAAATTATAAATATTGCTGACGCAAATAATGATTACTTTGATTTGTTTCTTCATGTTATAGACTTTCTCCCTATAGATAAATATCCTTCAGATTATGCTCAGTCTCTTGCAAAAGACTTGTTTGACCAAAAAATGTTTAAAGCGTCAATTAAGTTTTTAAAATCAAATGACGTTGATTATCTTTTAACAAAAGAATCTATTCTTAGATTAGGTTATCATCTTCTTAAAAATAATAAAATTGCTGATACAACTATTATAGACAAATTATTTAAAGTATACTTTAAAACTCTGTCTTCTTACGAACGTATTGATGTATCTTTTTGTTTTGATTTTTTAGATATTATTATGTTATACTTTAAAGACAAACAAACGTTATCTACTTTTATTAAAGATAATTTTGAAATTACTGTTTATAACAAAGAATTATTTTTTAAGATTATAGAAGAATTTAATAAATTAAAAATAGCTTTTAACAAAGAAAAGCTAGGTAAATTTATGAGTGATGATAATTTTAAAAGCTTGGACAAAAATACAAGACTGTCTTTTTATGAAAATCTCATTACTATATCATCTGACGGTCATGCTAATCACCTAGACTTAATTGATGATATAGATAAAGTAAAGTCAATCTTAGCTTATAACCTAAAAGATATAAGTAAAAGTTCAGGAGGTCTTAAGCGAGAAACTACAAACTTTGTTGATGATTTAGAAGATATTATTAACTTTATATCTCGCTTGAGAAGTGCAAGTAGAAAAAAACTTTCACAAGCTATTCCGCAAGCAAAAACAATAAAAAGACTTTGGCAGCAGCAACCTCATGATCATGATGACTATTTTGAATCTTTGTTAAGACAATATTTAAAATTAATGATTGATTAATATAATAAACATACTACTGCAAATTATCAAGAAAGATTAAACATGAAGAATATATTTTTTTTACTTTTATTAACAAACTTTGCTTATGCACAAGGATTTGAGTGTGACAATAATTTTAGTGATTGCGGAACTCCAGAGCAAAGTGGAGGAGGTGGAGGAGGTAAAGGTTCTGTATTGATAGCAAACACAGACTTAGGAGATTCATATCAACATGCTGATGACTATGACGATGATGGAATAGAAGATCCTTCAGATAATTGCATGAGAGATTATAACCCAGACCAGTTGGACTCTGATGCAGATACGATAGGTAACATGTGTGATAATTGCATAGGAACATGGAACTTGTATCAGGATGATTCAGACGGTGATGGTTATGGTGATGCATGTGACGAAGATATTGATGGTGACGGTATTTTAAATTCTGCTGATGATTGTCCATATCAATGGGGAAATTCATATTGTTTAGAACAAGAAAAACAGCATCAATTTAAGATGACTGAAGATCAAATATATGAAATGCCAGAATTAGAAAGAAAATTAGATGAAGATATAAACACACCTAAAGACACAATTTCAAATCAAGGTTGTGCATCTTTAGATGTTAGTCAAACAAAAAACTTTTTTCTATTAGTAGGTATATCTATTTTTTTTGCAACAATTATAAATCTAAAGAGAAAATGAACATAAACGATATTGTATATATTAAATCTTGTAAGGCTGTAATTAAAAATAAACCTTATAAGATTGTTTATATAAATAAAACACATGCTATAATAACAGATATAGATAATATTAGAATGCAAAAAATATCAATAGACTTTTTAACTATTGATACAAATAAAACTTATTCATCTGAATCTATTAAGAAAGGTGATTTAGTAAAGTGTATAGATAACTTTGCTGTAAAAGAAGGTATAGTGTTAGAAACTTATAACACATTTTTACTTGTCTTAGTAGGTAACAAAAAAAGAAAGATAACTAAAAATAAAGTTATTCTTTTAAATACATAAAACATTTAATAAAACAATAAGAAAAAGTTGCGGCTTGACGAAACGATAGGTTATACATGCAAGGAACAAACGAAATAGGTGTTATAAAGAATTGGAACATGTCTTTAAATAATTCTGTGTGCTTAATATTAGAAGAAAAAAAATACTCTAAAGATATAAGATCACACTTTTGTAAAGTTTTAATTGAAAAAAGTATTTATACAATACCTAGAAAAAATATAGAATTACTTAGCTAAATTAAAAAGCTATATGATATATAGCAATCATTACAATAAAAGGACTTCTATTATGAATAATCAATCTGACAAAATTTGTATTTGTATTTCAATGTTTTATGCTATTTGCTTTTTTATTCCTGGACTCTTTCAGTATGTATAAAAAAAGCCAATGCATTTAAAAATGCACCGGCTTTTAAAAAATAAAAAAATTGTTAATTAAGTAATATTAGAAATTAATACTTACAGACTTCTTGTCTTCTTTTAGAGGCATACGAATAGTCAGAATACCTTGCGATAATTCTGCAGCAGTATTACTTGCTTGTACATCACCAACAGGTAGCTTAAAGTCGAAAGAAGAAATAAACTGTCCTTTTTCTCCTGACTTACCTTTAACTTGTAGCTTTTTGTTTTCAATACACATTGTAATGTCTTTTTCTTTTAGGCCAGTAGCTAAAGTCTGAAATATAACTTCATCTTTTTCTCTAGTTAAAGAATATGAATTCGAATGTGCATAAGACTTTTTTAAAGACGTTTTTATGCCGCTATTTTCCATTTCATCAAGAAGGCCGTTATATAATAGATCAAAGCTGTTTGGACGTAATGTTAACATAAATTATTTTCCTTTCGTTTTTTATTTTATTATGTTATGTTGATGTTATTAATTTAAACACCAAATTTAAAAGTGTAACCCTTTATATTAAACTTTTATAATAATTGTTTATAAGTTGTTTTAATGTAACAGTTTTTAATTTTCCTCCCCAACTATTAATCATATATTCTAGCTCTGGAATACTCATTTTATTATCTAAGAATAGATCGTATATTTCTTCTTCATATCCTTTCACGTTTTCAAAAATATATATGATGCTTTGATCGCTGGAGTTTACAACAACATTGTCTTTAGTTGTGCTAATTACAAATTTATTCATGACAACCTCCTTATAATTTAATTAGGAAGCTTTAAGAATTCGCAGCTAAATCTGTTATAATTTATTAATACTATTCTGTTTTTGTAAAGAACTTCAACGTATGTGTCCTCTATCATGCTCAACACTAGATAAAAACCAGGTTTAGCCCAAAAATTAATTACTGAACTATCAGGACTTTCTATGTATATTGCATTAACAGGATATTTTATTTCTAAAAGCACGTTAATCTTTTCTTGTATGATTATCTGCTATACTGCTAGCAACAAAAGATTCTGGTTTTATTCTACATTCAAACCCACAGCCTGTTACATAACCGATCAGAGTGTTTTTAAATTTACTAGATTTGTATTTAGAATCTGTATTAACATCAATATGTATTTCAATGTTAGGCTCTCCTAAAGCAGTTTGAATAAAGTTAGCTATTTCAATTGAATCATAGGTTTCTTTTAATAGTCTTTTAGCTAACATATAATACGAATCATCTTTAATCTTTTTTCTATTATAAAAATATGTTCTGTCATATTTTTCGTGATCATTTAAAATACAAATAGAACTAGTAAAAATAAAAGATTGATTTGATTTAACACTGTCTGTACCAATGATTATTTTATGATCTTGATATTCAGATACTTCTCTCAATATGTTTAACATATCAAGGTAAGGTATAACTTTTCTTTTACCGTTTTTCCAAGTGTCAGAGACTAAACATGTCATAATTACCTGCCAATATGTTTTGCTGCATTAATATTACCTATGTATTGATAACTGCCTTTATTGAAAAGAGGCGCAACACACTTGCTTTTTCTAATAGCTTCACTTCTTGCTTGTTTATCACCACATTCAATACATACTTCATAACCAATATCTCTTCTTGGATCTGGAAATTCATCATAACATTTTACACATACTGCCATTTTAAAGTCCTTTTATTTTGAGTTCGTTTCTAGATAATAAGATTTATATAATCGATAACCTTCTTCGGTAAACTCTTCTTCAAGTGGAGTACTAATACCATCAGAAAAACTATCTGTTTTTTCCCAAGAAGGAGACATCTTTTTTCTTTTAAAAGATGATCTATAAAGTTTAAGTGTTTTAGGCGTGTCTTCTAGAATTGTTGATTTCAAAACAAATTCACATGAAATATTTGTTTTGATCTTTGTATTATTCTTAGTTATGATTTCACAGACACAAAATTGATTGCTTCTTCCTTTAACATGTTTAAACTTTATCCAAGCAGTTCTTTTCTCCTTAAAGATTTTAACAAGGTTGATTGCGTCTTTTACACTTATATTTCCTGAATGTATACTCGATGTAATTTCTTGAATAATATCTTTAAATTCTTTTGTATTTAAAGGTACATAAATCCATTTGTTTCTAACATCTTTAAATTTGTAATTGATTTGATCGCGCATAACAATCCTTATAGTTTTAGTTTTTTATTTATTATAATATAATATTAAACTAAATGCACGTTAATCTTCTAAAATCTCCCAAGATGATACTTCAAATCCATACTGCTCTTCTAGATATTCCTGAATGTTATCTTCATCCTCGTCTTCATCTAATTCAATACTAACTCTGCTTGGTAAACCTAAGTTAATGCAAGTTTCTTCATATTGGCCGTATGTGTCTTCAAACTCTGTCCCTTCAAAGGACCATTCAACTAAAACTTTTGTCATCTTTTCTCCTTGATGTTTATTTTGCTATATATTATCTCTTATCTCAAATTAGATATTGTTCTCTCAATATACCAAATAGCTTTATTTAAATCTTGTTTCTTTTTCTCGGGATCTTTCAATCCAGCTCGAGCAATGTATTTTACAGCGTTACCCAGACTAAAGTCTAAATTCCAAGCTTCGATAACATCAATTACTTCAAATCCAGTCCCTTTTAAATAATGTTCTGGATGGTTAATCATTTCTTTTTCTTGCATGTTTTCCTTTCACAAGCACCACAATAACACAGATAATCTTCTGTAGAATTAGGACATCTTTCTATTTTCTTTTTAATACAATAACTACATTCACATGAAAATTCTTTAGGGGAGTATTTCGGACACATCTTGATTATCTTCTTCTATTAAATCATTAATAGAAAATATTCCCATACC